TTTTTCCTCCTACCTATTTCCCATAGGCTTCTTTATTTTTTCTAAAAGCAAAAGACCACGCGCGTGCGTAGCCTTTATTTCCTTCTAACTGTAAAACAGATGCGCCGTAATCTTTTGATTGAGCGATTCCTTGCTTAACAGGAAATCATCTAGTCCTTTGCCAACTTCCCATGTTAGCACTTTGATAGTTCTTCCTCCCTTTTTATGAAGATACTCAATCATCTTTTCAAGATTATTAAATACTGCATCATTTTCCTGGAAGTCACTATCAAAAGCAAGAAAAACTGTGTCAAACTTCGTTTTGATTTCAAGAGCATTTGCAACTTGTTTCCAGCTATTCACTCCTGCCATTGAGATGACCAGAGTTGAACCAAGTTTGTTCAAGCGTGATTCAGGAATTTTTGTAGCAATGATGTCCCCTTTTAGCAGCCCTTCCGTCACAATTACGTTTTGGCATTTTGACAAAAGGTGAACTCGAGCTTTCCCTTGCTCATCAAATTTAGCTTGTGCTAAAACAGAATCTGGGAAAGCATAGTGTGGGACATTTTTAGCTCCGCAACCGTGTTCTTTATACGATGTAGATAACCATACGTATTTCGCAGATGATTTAATAGTGAATGACAGCCCGTTTTCAAATGTCAAACGCTTCTTATCAGTCACACCTTCTGCTAACAACTCATAATCTGGGAAAGTATAGATAGAATACTGATATTTGTTTCTATCAACATTCTTTATGATCACTTTCGCTTTATTAGCCCATGCAGAGTTAACTTTTGCAATGTATTTCATTTCATTTTCGTCAACTCTTATCTGGCCACCTATGATTTGTCCCCACTCGTTACGATTAGGAATGAAAATTCCTTTTGTTGAAGGTTCAAATATTGGTGTCTGATTTGCTTCAGAATACCAAAAACCAGGAACACCTTTCCAGGCATCTCTAGGAAGTCCATTTTCTTCAAACAGGTCTTCCCAAATTGTTTTACCGACAGGTTTTCCATCTATTTCTTGAATCATTTTTATTTGTTTTTTTAGGGTTTCTTTCGTAAAAGATGTATACCCTCTTAAAAACATTTGATCCACAGTAAAACCACGTGCAAACATTAACTTTGATACATGAATATCAGTTAATCCAAATAACGTAATGACCAATGAATAAACCTTGTGCAATACGTTTGTTGGTGCAATATTCTCTTGAGATACTTCACAAATCTCAACGTTTTTCATCGTAGAGCCAGACAATTCGTACACTGTTGCTCCAGCAAATGTAGGTCTATCATTGTCAAAATTACGACAACAATAGGCTTTGGTAAGTTTTGTATCAACAAAACACCAATCTGGCTTTTGACAAATAGGACACGGATTCGCCTTGTCTACTCTTAGGAATGATGATTTTCCTATTTTAAAAGATTTCATTATTTTTCCTCCCACCTATTTCTAGGCTTCCATAAATTATTAATAAAGTTTATCCATAGAGATAATAGCTCCTCAACACCTGCTAATTCACTATTACCTAGAGCTAACATAGGTCCAGCACCCATCCACACGGACAACTACCTTCCCTACCTCCGACACGTTGCTTCGAAACGCAAAAAAAGAGCCCTTAGAACACACTTATCCCAGTCACTCCGAGAACCTGCCTTGCACGTCCTAAAAGCTACCCCCTAAGTTATCCTTAACCTAGAGCAATAAGTGAGCCTACAGCTCCTTCTTCTTCTCATTTCATTTGACAACACCTGTAAACGACCACCAAGATACTAGACAGGGACTAGCTTTGTACTCAAACAATCATCTCAGCTGTAAAACAAGTAAGCTGCTTCAGGATCTTCCTTCAGGCTATGCAGTTACAAGAATGCGTCCAAACACCTGCTCAGACCGTCCACCATAGCAGTGAACAAACGATTTATGTAAATGATATTTACCACTCCAGTATATCACAGTTTAATAGCTTTATCAAGCCAAAAATAAGAGAAAAATAGAGTTAATAGTTGCCATACGGCAACTATTTTGGTATAATAGTTTTATAAAAAAAGAAAATGAGAGGTGATAAGTCTTGAAAGGAAAAATAATTACATCTTATATCTTTAACAATCAAGAATACTGTGATTTAGAGTCCATGTTACAGGCAGGAGCAAACTATTTGCAGACTCCTGAAGGAAAAGCATGGTTGTTGGAAGACAAAGAATATCATCAAGACATTTTGTTGAAGAATTTTGAAAGCAAGGGAAGCACACCAAAAGAAAAACTTGCTGTTATGAGTGAGTTAGGCTCAGTAAGTGTAAATGGTTATGACATATTACCAGGTATGTATTATTATGATGCTCTAAGCGATGATGGTAAATATTTGGATAATGAAGTGATTAAAAGAATTGATGATGAACCGCTAAACTTATTTTCAGAAGTTTCAGCAGAGGAAGAACTTTACTATGAGGAACAGCTCATTGCTCTTGCAGAATCAAGGGGAATTGCAGAGCAAGAAAAACTTTTAAATCAAACTTCACTTGATTCGACGAACGTAGAGGTGGATAAGAAAGAAAAACCATCTCAAAAAGGAATTTGTAACGTATGTGGCTGCACTTGGACTACCCCTTGTATTGACGAAAAATGGGGCAGTTGTTGGTGGATGGATCGAGATGAGACTATTTGTAGCCACTGTTTTTTGGGGTTTAATGATGAAAGAAATTAAAAATCATATGAAATTTCTAGATCTGTTTGCAGGTATCGGTGGCTTTCGTCTTGGTATGGAGTCCGCTGGTCACGAATGTATAGGATTTTGCGAAATAGACAAATTTGCAAGAGCTAGCTACAAAGCTATACACGATACGAAAGGAGAAATAGAACTACATGACATCACAGCAGTATCAGATGAGTCTATTCGAAGAATCGGACGTGTGGACATTATCTGTGGAGGATTTCCGTGCCAGGCTTTCAGCATTGCAGGAAACAGACGAGGTTTTGAAGATACACGAGGAACTTTGTTTTTTGAAATTGCACGGTTCGCATCTATTCTCAGACCTAAATATCTATTCCTTGAAAACGTCAAAGGGCTCCTCAACCATGACGGAGGAGCTACATTTGAGACCATCCTCGGAGCCCTGGATGAATTGGGGTACAATGTGGAATGGCAAGTCCTTAACGGCAAGGATTTCGGAGTTCCACAAAACCGGGAGCGCGTGCTCATTGTCGGACATCTTAGAGGAGAATGTACCCGAAGAGTTTTTCCTCTCTCAAAAAGTGGCCAGCAAGTTGCTTCAATCAAAGAACAGTACAGCAATACCATTACAACCAGATACGGAAACTCACAAAGCGCAGGGGCGTACATTGTTGAAAGTAAATCGCAGAAAGTAAGATCTATCGGGAACATCCATCCTTCAGGAAAAGGGATGAATGGAGAGATTTATGAATCAACTGGCTTAGCTCCTACGCTCACAACGAACAAGGGAGAGGGTCAGAAGATAGCTGTACCTATGTTTACTTTGACTGCGCAAGATAATCATGGAATCTTAATCGCAGGAAAATTGCCTGGAAATCATGACCAAAACTCAAGAGTATATGATATAGATGGACTAGCTCCTACTCTATCCACTATGCAGGGTGGTGGGCAAGAACCTAAAATCATTCAGCGTGGTCATGGTTATAATCAAGGCGGAGAACATGACATCGCTCCTACTATAACAAGTAACAGCTATCAAGAAAATAACCTGGTCAAAATTATAGACTTTTACAACAAAATCACAAAAGATGAGGTTGGAACATTAACATCAAGTGGTGGAGGTAGCACTGTTCGAGCTGGTAGTTTTGGAGTAACCGATGGCTATCGTATTCGCAAACTAACACCTCGAGAATGTTGGAGATTACAAGGATTTCCAGATTGGGCTTTTGACAAGGCGCAAAAAGTAAACAGCAACTCTCAGCTATACAAGCAAGCAGGAAATAGCGTGACTGTGAGTGTTATTGCTGCTATCGCAAAGGAATTGGAATGAGGTGACAACTTGAATTTATTTCTTAACGAAGACTGTATGGATGTCATGAAAAAATATCCTGATAACTATTTTGATTTAGCTATTGTAGATCCGCCATATTTTTCTGGTCCAGAACAAAGAGAATTTTATGGGAACAAAATCAGTCCTATAGGAGTCCATAGATTGTACGGCAAAACAACTAAATGGGAAGTTCCAGGAAAAGATTATTTTGATGAATTATTTAGGGTTTCAAAAAATCAAATTATTTGGGGCGTGAACTACTTCAACTACTCCTTCGGACCCGGCCGTATCGTTTGGGACAAGGTTAATACTCATTCAAGTTTTTCAGATTGTGAGTTAGCGTACTCCAGTTTACATGATAGCACGCGCTTATTTCGCTATATGTGGAATGGCATGATGCAAGGGAAGTCAATATCTGAAGGACATATCCAGCAAGGAAACAAGGCTTTGAATGAGGTTAGAATTCATCCAACCCAAAAACCCATCAATCTTTATTTCTGGTTGCTGCAAAACTACGCAAAAGCTGGAGATAAGATTCTTGATACTCATGTCGGTTCAGCAAGTAGCTTAATTGCTTGTCAGGAGTTAGGTTTTGAGTATGTCGGTTGCGAGCTTGACAAAGACATTTTCAACCTTGCTCAACAAAGACTTAATGATTATGAAAAACAAATAAAATTACTTTAGAAAAGGAATTGGAGGTAGAAAGATGCATAAACAAGAATTGATTAACAAATATACAGATCGACTAAACGGGGTGTTAAATTTAGGTGCGATACAGATTTTCAGTGATCTTATCAATGATTTAAAAAAGCTAGACGGACCTAAAAAAAGTCACAATTCCGCAGCTAATTGCTGAAAAAATTGAATACTGTAAGGAAACAGATGGATATAGCTTATTTCATGCAATGGATTATTGCTATAACTTCAAAGAATGCGCTGATTGGCTAGAAAGCAATGAAGAAGTATTTGCGCGTGCTTGGCTTGATGGCTACGAGATCCAGGGAAGAAAGTATGTAGTGACAGATGGCAATCATTTGTATTTTAAAAACTATCAAGAAGATATTGAAATTGTCATACTAGTGGATGAACAACCTGGTACAATGGAGTATGTCAAGAAATTCAACACAAAAGAAGAAGCCCAAAAGGCTGCGGATATTCTTGGTTGGAAAGTTCAGGAGGTAGAGTGATGGAAGAAGTTATTATGGCCACATTGCCTAACAAAGAATTGAATCGTTTAATTAAAATTGAAATTGCGGTTGAGAATTTAATTGAAAATGGAATACTTGACGAAGATTTGTTCAATGAGTATTTGAAAGAATTGTAGAACAGGAAGGTATATTGATGGTACAAAAATCTGAAAGCCAAGGCATAAAAATCCCTGAGGAAATCAGACCGTTTAAGGTAGGTTATCAAGTAGTGAACGAATATGGACAAGCGCTCGCTTTAAGAAATGGGGCAAGTATATTTGATTTACCTGATCTAGCTGAAAAAGCTATAGAAAAAGAGTTTGGAAAAAACGATCCAAACTTTGACATCGGAAAGCATTCTATTGAAGAGGTTGCTATTATCAATTTAAGCAAATTTTATAGTTATCTTGAGGAGGAAACAGATTGAAACGGAAAAGCATATCTAAAACCACTAGACAAAAAGTCTTAGATAAATACGGCGGGCACTGTGCGTATTGCGGTAAGGTTTTAGACCTGAAAACTTTGAGAGTGGATCATCTACACCCCCACTATCGAGGTGGAGAAGATAGTTTTGAAAATTATATGCCAGCATGCTATCAATGTAATTTCTACAAATCTACTCTTCTTTTAGATGAATTCAGGGAGCAGATGTCTACCTTGCACGAAAGAATTGCCAAGCCATTCATAGCAAGACTTGGATTGGATTATGGAATCATTAAAATCGAACCATTCGACGGAAAGTTTTATTTTGAGGAGATGAAAGAAAACCAGTCCTAAAAACTATTCATAACAATCATTTACTAGTATAGTTCAAAAGGAATAGGAGATAAAATTTGAAAATAGATACCAAAAAAATAGAGACGGTACTAACAGATAATACTATTTCAGCATATCGATTAGCTAAAGAAACAGGTATCCCACAATCTACAATTACCAGATTAAGAAAAAAGGATAGATCGTTTAGAAACTTAACGGTTGAATCGCTGGAAAAAGTTCAAGCATGGATCGATAAAAATGGTAAGTAGATGATAGGCACATACTTAAATAAATCACGCGCCACTTCGACCAAATTTATTAGGAATAGAAAAAACAGTGAGTAATTCACTGCTTTTTTATTCTTCTACAATTTTAATTTCGATATTGACAACCATGGTTTGCGTTTCGCTCAAAGGCAATTTAAGCTCCATCTTCGACGCATCGTATTCAGCTATAAGCTCAATACACTCCATGAGAGATTTATCTAAAAAATTAATTCCTTTCATAGACTGTTCTTCAACGATAGACTCTTCTGCTACATTCGCTTCTTTGTTGTTCATATTCAACCCCCTTTAGATTTCAATTTCTGCAATTGGTTTGCGTTCATTAGGCGCGTGCTTCATAGACAAGAATAATTTACCAAGCTCAATAGAAGCCTTAAATTCACCTAACTCACTAGAAAGCACATGACAGGGGTTGTAAGCGCAGCTGATAGTCAATTCTACTTCTTCTTTTAGTTCATCAAGAAGCAAATCCAATGATTCATACTCGTAAATAGAACGAACCTTTATGTTGCTAAAAAGATACTTAGAATAGACAGCTGTTCCACTTCCATAATAAGCGCTATAGTTAGCCAGTAAACTATCCTCTTCAATCTCCATTCGATAATACCTATCTGCTCTGGTATCCTCAATAGAAATCTCTTTCGGGACACCATAATAATAGTTCCCTGTCCTTAATGCCTGGATAAATTTTTTGCGAATCCCATACTGCTTTAAATACTCATAAATTGTACTTCCCGGTGCTACTGCTTTAGAAATAATATCTTTCTTATTAGGACCTTTGTTGTTATCTAGCCATGTACCTAGAAATCGATGAATATAGATCATGTTTTTCTCCTCTCTTCAACTCCGTTTACTTGTACCTTTATTCTAAACGATAACTAGAAAAAAAGTCAAATCTTTTTACCCTATATTTGTTAGAATGAATTACATGTAAAGTGAAGTAAAGAAATCATCGTGTGGCAATGGATAATATTGCTGAGTGATTTCCTTTGAAAAAATTACGCCGCATTTTTGGTAATCATTTTTGAAGTTTTGATAAAGAGTTTCTAAAAATGAAGGCATGCTGACATCTCCATAATACATTTTAACAAGTGGCATTTTTTGTTTTTCAAAATAGTCATCAATATAAGTCAATAAATAATCAAAAGGACCATCTATATTCTCAGCAAATTCAACTGAAACTATTTCATAAGGAACTACATTTGCTTTTTTAAACTGCTGTATCAATTCCTCTTCGTTTTGTTCTTGATCCTGCAGTATATCATCAATTATTTTTTCAGTTATTTGAGAAATACTGTTTACAGATGGTAAGGCATAAAGGCTCACTTGATTTCGTTGTGCTTGTTCAAAATAAGTAAGACCAGTATCGTTATATTTTATTTGATTGACATTAGAGATAAAGTTCTCTACTCGCTTATGTAAGAGATTATTTCTAGGTTTAGCAATATTGTCGAAAACAAAGAAGATACTATCACCTGCGTAGTACGTTTCTTCAAAATAACCAATGATTTTAGCCAATAGTTTATAATGCTGCTCGGTATTCCTATCATACTCTAAATAATACCTTTCACCTTGGACAAAAATTACAGCATCTGGAACTACCGAGATCAGTTCTCTATTGGTCGGAAAGAAATAGGTGATATTTAATTCTCTTGGTGAAATATCGGGTAATCTATCAATCAATTCTCTCCCAATTTTGAGACACAATTTTCTGGTATTATAATCATGAGGATTTATTTTTTTTATCCCATTCTTACCGCCAGAAATACGATTGGTTACAAGACTATAATGCGATCCTTCGTACTCTGTAACTTCCATCAATTCTATAAACTCTGGTATCTCATGAACAATATTAAGTAACCATGTTGTAAAAGACTTAGAGACATAAAAAAATTTGACATTCATAATCCTGTAATCGTCACTGAAGCTTGTGATAGGCATGGTCTTATTTCCAATAAGAGAGTAGAGCACGCGCTTACTCAACTTCTTCTTTGTCAGAATATAATACTGGTCATAAATCATATCTCGTGAAAAGTATTTTAGACGTACAAGATGGTACATAAGTAACAATGTATCTTTGCTAAAATATATCCTTTTTCGTGATTGGCTATGGGGAGTGTAGTAGGCAATGGCATCGCTTGGTATTTGCTCTAAATCAATCTTCTCCCTCTTCAAAATATCTTCATTACTAGACATAATTTTTACTCCTTTCCCCCAACCCCCTATTAAAAAGGGGGTTAAAACAACATAAAGTCCCCTCTATTTCCAACGTTGATGAAGCTAGATACACCAAGGGTTTTAGTGCCCTTGAGACTAAGGGGAGTCTGTCCCAAGCTCAAAAAAGCACTGTCCCCCCTCTTTCCAACGTTGATAAAGCCAGATATACCAAGGGTTTTAGTGCCCTTGAGACTAGGGGGAGTCTGTCCCAAACTAAAAAACAGCACTGTCCCCCCTCTTTCCAACGTTTATGAAGCCAGATATACCAAGGGTTTTAGTGCCCTTGAAACTCGGGGGAGTCTGTCCCAAGAAAAACAGCTATTTTTCTATAAATTATATCATAACTTCTCTTTTTTTAAAAACTATGATAGAATAAACAATGAAATAAGAAAGGAGCTAAATTATGGCAGCAAAAAGTAAAACATTAGAGGAATATGATAAAAATATTCAAGCTCTACAAGAACAAATAGACAAAGCGAGAGAAGATCGAAAAAAGTATGAAGAAGAGGTCATGCTAAAAATCGGGAAAACGTTTGTTTCAATGGTGAAACTTGATGATAAAAACCAAAATGTTGAAGATATTCTAGATAACATTAAGAAAGAATATCAACAAAAAAAACAAAACAATAAGCAACCTCAAAGTCATCAACAATAAAAAGCTAGTGAATAATCACTAGCTTTATTTTTTTCTAAAACAACTCTTCTTTCCCAGGAGAGGTTTGTAAGTTTTGAGCTATAATATTGGGTTCTTCTGGTGGAATATTTAAACCTTTAGTATCCGAAACTTCTTCAATAAGATTTTCTCTTTCGTCCTCTGGTTCTGGTGTCAAAATATTTGGTTCTTTATCCTCAATATTTATTACATAATCTTGGTCTAATTCTTCAGTTGTGTTTGATTTTTCCAACGAACTTCTTTGCGAACTAACATTATTTTTGGCGCTATTATATCTCTCTTCAGATTTTCTTTCACTGATTGATTTTCTTTGTTCCGAATCATTCTTTTCTTCAAGATTAAATAGGTCAACTCCTATATTGATAGGATTTTCAATTTCTAATAGATTCTTCCATTCTTCTGGAGTAAAATCATGCTCATGATAGACTGTTCTTCGTATACTATCTACATAAGCCTCATTAACACATTCTTGCCATAAATCAAATAGTTCTTTATCTTTTCTATCGGAAATATCAAAATCTGCTTGATAGTTTTCATCGGTAAAAAGTGGCATTTTGAAACTTGGGAATGAGGTAACTTTCATTGGTTCGCTTACCTCGTTTTCAACTACTATGATACCCAAAAATTCCATTTCTTCTAGCTTGCTAACATCAGCATCTGTGATCTGGTCAACTTCTTCGAGTGTTTCAGTCAACTGCTCTTTATTGTCATCATTGGAAGCTAAAAATCGTCCCTCTGAACCACGGAAGCTAGAAGTCAATGCCCATTTTTTCCCTGCTCGACTATTTAGGTATTTTACTGTTTCTGGACTTTGTTGTTGGAACATAAATGCGTTACGGTAAGATTGGAAAAGTGCGTTTGCTTTCTCTGCTCCTACGGTCGCAACTGC